CCTGCCACAACTGTACCGTACACTAAGTTCTTTGACACGACACCCATTAATTCAGTAGGTGCTATACATTTTGATGTAACTGTCATTGGTAGTGACGCAGTTGTGACTGCTGTCCAAGGACTTACTTCCCCATCTCTAATATTGACTTCAACAATATTTTTGGGCTCAAGTGATCCTTGTTCCTTCATCGATTTCCAGCGACGGTACAGCCGAGCAATAGCATATAAAGCTCCAACTATACCGATAGCTTTGCATATCGATCCAGCGTGCCTGTCTCTCCAGTCTTTAAGCATAGGATGAATGGTATTTCTATCCAGCAATTCTTTGCAGAATCTTTGTTTGACGAGAGTAATCATGAGTTTTTGGCGCAATAAGGCAAGAATAAAGACTATAAATACAAAAGCAGCACTGCGCTGCGTTGCATATCTATAAGCTGGCCATACTAAGAGCATAACACCTAACCACATTTGGAGCGATCTCCATATGTAATGTTGGCGTAAAGTATCTCTTTTGTAAACCATGAACAGGTCTTGTACCCTAGGATTTAACAACCATGGTGTTGGAATTATAAAAACCCAATCCCAATGGTTGGCAAACAAACGAGCACTCCCTAAAAGGGCCATGGAAGTGGCGCCTTCAATTAACCTATCAGCAGTAGTCATGTCAGATCTAAATCTATCACTAACTAGCTTAGTCGCAGTGGCGGCAGATTTAAATATCTCCTCACCAAATTGTCTAGTATAGGGCTGGGGGTGCAGATCGCAGTAGCCTGCAATTTGTTTGCATCCGTTAACTCCACAGACGTGAATATCAGTTGTACGACTCTTCATTCTATCCAGAATATCATCCTGGTCAGCACGATGGTCGTGAAACTTCTCAATCACATATTGCATAACAAGTCGATATGGAACGCCAACTAATTCTTGGCCTCTCCACACAACAGGTTTATAACTTGCATTTCCGCGTAGTGTTTCGGGTTGCACAGCTTTCTCTACGGTAAGTTCCCAGATATCATCGAATAATGGCTTATCTTTGCCAAATTTCGCTCTGATTTTGGAGGAATCTATACCCTGAGGTTTACCGTCTAAGATGAATTGGAATTCAATCTTGGCTTTGACAGTAATCACAGCGTGCATTCTTCGTTGAATAGAATAGGGACAATTGGAATACAATCGTGCATCTAAATCTTTAATGTTTGTGTTAACGACAACGATGGAAGGTTCTACAAAAACTTTCCCTTTTTTGTCTAGTTCGGCCATATTAGCATAAAATGGCTGATTGTTACACACATCGATGATCACCCGCGTGGGCGGGCGTTCAACAAAGCTAGCTTTTTCATTAGCTAGATCATCGATAAACATAACTTCCTTATTGGTAGACCAATTCGACATGAATTTGTCTCCGGCGTTATAGGAAGAACGGTACTCTTTACCTGTGGGCAGACCAGCGCTAGTCAACATTGCGTCAACAAACTGATCACCACAAGTGGTTTTCCCTTGACTACTCTCACCACATAATTCAATAGCGAAAGGTGCCTTTCGGACACCACTACTAATTTTCATAGTGATATAATCATTCTTAATGCCCAAAAGCCGCATAAACTTGTCTTGTATAAGTTTCTTTTCAAAAGAGACTTTACCTGACATCAAGTTCCGCAACTTAGTGCATAAAGTTTCCAAACGTGCGTCGAATTCTTTTTCAGATTTCTTCGCAACTCGTTCGAGGTTGCCGGTTTTAACGAGGTCCCACCACAAGACAATTGTAGTGTATTCCTCATCTAGCTCAGCAGCAGCTTGATCACTAATTAAGAAAGGTCTGAGACTACCAGTTTTAAAACTGGAGTACATACTCTCTACGAAGAAAGTGACAGTGCTTAGAGCAGCATCGGCGATATCCACAGCACTTCCGTGAATAATTTTCATGTCCGGCTCGAAGATCTTATAATCTCGAATACTAAAGGTAACTTGAGACGCTTTGCATAAGCCTAGCGTAACGAGCAACCCTAGCAATTTTGAAAAATGATCAAAAAGCTTGTTCCCTTTGCACAGGGTCCAATTACTACGGGCATCTCGAATCAAATCCAGCCAACCAGGAGAGGGTTCAGACAATGACTCCTCTCCTGCCTGGGGGACAAGAGGGTCCAAGATTTCCGTTATGTAACGAACAACTTGTTTCGATATAGATTTATCGAAGAATCTACGAACGTATAGGAATATAGCTGCACTAACGGCAACGTAATCTACACATCCTTGCACTGTTATCAACAATGCAAGTAGACCTTCAACTTCAGCTATTAACTCGTCAGGGGTATGTACATGAGCGCAATGCCCAAGTTCCCTAATAAGTTCCGAAGCAGATTCAATCATTTGAAGCTGCTTGGCCGATGTTGGGTTTGTAAGAACCACCTCTACCCCCTCGTCGGAGAGGGGAGGATTTAAGTCCTTACTTTCTTCTTCGCCCGCCTGGTGAGAGTACATAAATCTCTTTCCACTACGTTTAGGTAGTCGATTTTGATCGTGTTCTTTCACGTTTCGGTTTGCGGCCTTACTAATTTCAATCTCAGCAGATTGTAGACGCTTGTTGTAAGTGTCATTAGCATAAGCTTTTACGGTACGAAACCCCCTTGTGGAGGTAACGATGTGAGACTTCCCTTGGGAAGTATCGGTAGAACGGGTGTGGTTTTTGTTTTCTATGGTGTTAGAAGGTAAAAATATCTTGTCTAGCGTATACCCACACGCTAAACTGCGGGTTATTATTGAAGTTCATACACTTTCCTCGCGTGAGGTGTGTATTTGAGGCTACCCGCCGAAGCACACCGTATTTGCATACGGTGCACAACCTAGTATTTGCAAACTGGATCATCTCCATGCTATGCAACTAGCATTATATTTCTATCAATTGAGTGGCGACTTCTCAGGGTCGCAGTATCACTACAGCATTAATAGCTTTCATTTATCATTACAATCTAATGAGTTGGGGTCTATATCAAACCAACGGCTTACATTTCTTAGCGTTGTTTACAAGTTCATAAGAATCTGTCAGTGTTATGTTATAAATGGACAATTAAGAGTGTCGACACCTAGTGGTATCGGTTCTTATAAAGAGTCCTAAACAGTGAACCTAACAAGTTCAACAGAACATGTGTTCAAAATATATCCAACTTTTCAAAAGTTGTGACAACTCAGTGTATAAAACATTGAGAATTAAATTACAGCATCAGGCATTGATGCTAACCAGTTTATTTATCCGAGGACCTGGTGGTCCTTAAAAATGGGAGAGAAATCACAATAGTGAGATCTCATCATTAGAATAAGCTCCAAA